TATCCAAAGAGGAATAATTGTCAGATCCATCACCAGGCTCTAATTCTGTACGTTTGTAAAAACCAATTGCTTGTAGCTTTTTGACGTCGTTTTCAGGCATCTTGATCAAATGCGTTATACGTGGGCAAGATTCTAGGTCAGTCGTATAGTAAGGTACGATCAAATCTTCGGGTGCTATAAACTTGGATACAGGTCTTTGTAGGTTTTCGTCGTAGTAAACTTTTTTGAACGCAGATCCAGCCAACGGCAGATAAAACAACATCTGGTCTAAATCTTCATCGTACTCTTCCATCACGTGTACGATTTGGTAATTCATAAATTCGCGTACACGTTGCGCTTGTTCTTCTATTGTAGAGTCGTAGGCACCTACAACTTGCGTTTTAACTGGACCGCCAGCGGGTAATAATTCTTTGTAAGCCTGCGCTTGGAACTGAGTTACGGCTTCTCCTAATAACGGATGAATAACGCCACTCGCTCCCTCAAAAGGTTCTGATCGGGTTTCGTCAAAACGCATACCTAAGTATTTCAAACCGTCGGTATAAGTTTTTTCCCAGTCTTCTCTGGAAGAACGATCATCTTCAATACTGCCCACCAAGTCTATATAGATACGACCCAGTTCACTGGACGATAACATCTCGGCTAAGTTTTCTCCAAACTCAGATGTCATTTGCATTTCGGGTGCGGGTCCAAGTAACGCAGAACCGTCTTCTTGTATTTCTACATCGGCTTCTTGTAAGCCTTCCAATACCTCAATAATATCGTCTTCTAAACCATCGCCAGATTGCGTGGTCGTCATATCCACCTCTTCAGGCATTTGGTTTGCTGGATCGGGTGTTATTCTTTCTATTGCCATCAGTAATAAATCCTCTGTCTTACTCCCATATCATCGTCATCGTAGTCAGTAGCTAAATTCAAAAAGCCACCTTCTCTGAATCGCATGATAGCTTGCGTCATAGTATCACATAAGTCATCGTTTTTACCAAAAGGGAAGGACGCACATTCTTCAATCATCTCTTCAGCAAACATACGCTTGGGTGCGTATACCATACCCGCTTCAAAAACAGGAGCGACAGAGTGCATACGAGTGGTCTTATCGTGGCCTCTGGTTGGCGAGTAATTGACTACGGGTATGCCCATACGTCGTAGCTCCTGAGTCAAAGGTGTGCCTGAAGCTTTGGCTTCAATCAACACCATATCTGTCTCCCAATAACTGTATTCACGATGGGCTATCTCTTTGAGTTCGGGGAAGTCCCAGCGACCTTTTTGACAATCCAAAAGAATAATAGAATCGGGTGCGTCATCTGTCGGTCTAAATACACCCCACGTAGATATAGCAGAAAAGTCAGCCGATTCTTTTTTTGAAAAAGCGGTATCGTAGCTTTGCATGATGTATTGCACGTTGGGCAAGCTGTCGTATTCCCAAGGTTGCCACCATTCACGTTTTATAATCGAACCCTCTTCCGCTGTCGGGTTCTGCATCCACTGAGCGTTCCATTTCATACCAGGCAAAGATGCCTTCACTTTCAATAATTCGTCTTCAGGCCAGAACTCAGGCCAGAGCGGTTTGTCGGTTTCAGGGAATATGGCTGGAAACTCGATGACTTCCCATTGATCAGCAAGCGGTTCCTTTTGCGCCTCCAACAACTTAGCCGTCAAATCAATAGAACTCCAGCGCGTCATTACAATAACAATTGATCCGTTGGGTTGTAGACGTTGTCTGGGACCTGATGTGTACCATTCATACGCGGACTCCAGCGCTGTCGGACTGAGCGCGTCTTGCTCAGAATGTGGATCGTCAATAATCAATAGATCCGCACCACGTCCCGTTACCGCTCCACCTACACCTGCGGCAAAGTATTCGCCCCCTTTATTGGTTTCCCAACGTCCCGCAGATTTGTTGTCGGCTTGCAGTTTAACTTCAGGAAATATTTTTTTGTAATCGTCTTGATCCATCAAGTTACGCACTTTACGACCAAATCGTACAGCCAGTTCCCCCGTATGCGTAGTCTGCATAATCTTCATCTTGGGTTGGAGTCCCATAATATAAGACGGAAAGAAAGTGGATGCGAACTCAGACTTGGTATGTCTGGGTGGCATATTGACGATCAAACGTCGGCACTTACCTTCAGCGACTTCTTGGAGCTTTTCAGCGAATATTTTATGGTGGCGCCCGCAAATAAACTCAGGCCAGATATGTTCAACGTAGTTGATAAAACTACTTTGGCACTCTTCTTGTATTTGGAAGCCGTCTAGCTTCTCTTTTAACATCAGAGCTTCTTTCAGCTCTGTCTCGGTTAAATTGGATAGATTCATCCGTCAAACTTCTTACCCGCGTTATCAAACATAATTGAATAGTTGGCGTTGATCTTACGTTGAACTTCGCGGGCGGCAGCTTTGTCGGCGTTGGTAGCGCCAGCCGAGTTGATAATACGTTCTTGTTGTTCAAATATATTTCTAAATACTGGGTTGTATTGTTGTTTGACCGCAGCTATTTCTTCTGGCGCCATACGTGCCAGTTTATTGGCTAGGTCGGTAACGGCTTTACTGCCAACTTTTAGTAACGCTGCACCTGGTATCAGATCGGTTATACCCATACCCATCTGAACAGGATCACCTTCTTGTATACCTTTTTGCAAAGAAAAGCCAGGTAACATATCCAGTATATTGGAGCCAATCGAAGCGATACCGCGTTTGACGGGGCTACGTTCCAAACTGATCGGATCCATTTTCAAAGCGCGGGTCAGGGGGGTACCGAAAGCTTTACGCTTTTCGGCTTCGGTTAGGGGTTGGATTGAACCTACGTCGGGTAGTTCAGCCATCTTACATCATCTGCGATAATTCTGATTGAATAGGATCTTGGCCTTGCATCTGTTCAGCGATCATCATCATCACTTGCTGAATGTCTTCATCGTCGAGTCCCATCTCTTTCAAGGCGGCAACGATTTGTTCTTCACTAGCGCCAGACTGAATCATCTCCATCACCATCGTCATCACTTGTTGTATGACCATCGCTTCTGGTTGTACGGATTGGATGTCTTCAAGGGCTTTGTCGATTTCGCTTTCAACGGGGCCACCTTCGGCAAAGTTTTTTAAGCCCATATAATCAGCAACCTGCATTAAGTCGGGTACATAAGAAAGAGCGTCACCTAAACGCGTACCTTTGAAAGCTTGTTGAGAATCTCTAAAAGATTTTTTTTCAGGAAAAAACATTTGTTCTTGTTGCATCAAGTTTCTTTCACCAGAGACTCTATCCATACTAGGTCTGGCCCTACTCATCGCTTCTTCAAAACTTATTTCACCCATACCGAAAAGCTGGGCATCTCTATCGGAAATGACTCTGCCCATATCGGCTGCTGTCTTTTGTATTATCATCATACGCTGCTCGGCGGGGCTGATACTATCTCTAGCGGCTTGATCGGCCATCATTCTGTTTAGCGACTCTATACCTTTTGCCATAATTTTATCCTAATCGTTTTAATAATATCTCAATCTTATTGATATCGCCACCACCCGCCATACCGAGGCGGAGGTTGTTAAAATTAAGATTGGGTTGTCGTATGTTCATATTCTGTAACTGACTGACTACATCCGTAGGTATGGTATCTTTGCGGATGGGTCCGTAGTTTTCTGGAACTGGGTTGGTTACAGGAAGATTCGGTTGCTTTGTCAGTCCTAGATCGGCTCCTGTAATCGGTATGGATTTGTTTTCGTAAGCTTGTTGAGCTATCAAATTAGCGCTGGCATCTTTAGCTGCCTGTACGTCCCCTAACGTAGCGGTACCTGCGGCGCTGGCTGCTGCTAAGTTTGCGGCAGCGTCCGCTTCATTCTGTCTGCCAATCATTCTTTCGTCCTCAAATCCCATATAGTCTGGATTGTAAGTGCTTGTTACCTCTGCGGCAGTCGGCATCTCAGCTGTAGTAGTTCCCGCTGTTCCAGTCTGAGATGCACTTAAATTGTCTATTTCTGTCTGTAAAGTGGCTATTTGGTCTGCGTAGTCTGCTTCAAGTGACGTCTTTTGCGCTTCGAGCGCCTTGGCTTGTTCGTCTGCTGCCGTTGCTCGGATGACGTCTTGTTCTGCGATAGCGTCGTCTCTCTCTAACGTAAGGGCGTCAATACTGCCTTGCAGATCGGTAATTGTACCTTCTAGGTTAGTTATATTGGTTTGCAGTTCTTCACGCTCTACGCCGAACTTGTCTTCAAGCTCTTGGATGATATTGGCGCGCTCCGTCAGGAGTTCTTGTTCCTTGGCGTTGACAGCGGCCAATTGATCTTCGGCGGCTTGCGCTGTAAGTGCATCTTGCTGCGCGACGGCTTGTTCGTATTGGTTGGTTAGGTCTACCTTGGCTTCTCGAAGCATTTGTATTTCAGCTTCGGCATTTGTTACCGCCGTTTGTAAAATATTGCGAAAATTTGGGGTGCCTAGGATTCCTTGAGGTCTTGTTGGAATAATATTGGGGGTACCCCCTCTCGTAAGTAAGTCGCCTTCAGGTAATTCCTGGGGGGCAGAAAAATCTATTTGTTGTAATACGCTGGGTGGTAAGGATGCTTGCGCTGTTTCTATAGGACTACGTACAGCGGATCCAAGTTCGGGTAAATTCAAGAATGAATAATCGTTTACAAATCTTCCGCCGCTGGTTGGATCTTGAGGACGTCTAGGTGGACGGGTACCTGGGAATCTAGGAGGTAAGGCAGGTTGAATAGTTATAGGCATTTCGTCTTCGCCTCGGTAACGCATATCTCTTATAGCCATACAACTCCCATATTTATTAAGCGTTGCAGGCAGTCAAAAATTACATTTCTGGAGAAAGCGTGAACAAAGCTCATCTACCTGCAACTATTTGCAAAAATTATATAGGGAAAAGATAGTTTTTAACAAGGAAAAAATAGGGTGGTTGAGATACCTTTGATTAAGTATTCATATTATTGTCTATAGTCTACTGTCTATACTACTACTAAACTTAGGGGTACGAAGTTCTGCTTTCCGCGTCGCAGACCCGATTTTCCGACTCCAATAGAGTCCCATATCCCGATCTATATCCCGATTTACCGCCATATATCTGTATATATACCCAAATATCTCCCGATTTACGTCTATTTCTGCCTGTTTTTGCATATATTTGGGTGTTTTTATCTGTATTTGCACTCCCCTACCCCGATATATGTACCCCTCTTTTGTTATTTTAGACCCCCCTCTCCATATTTCAGGCAAAAAAAAGGGCAAGTCCTCCAAGCTTGCCCTTCGTCTACGGAGTTAAATCTATAGTAACTCGTACTTCTTTTCCCAATCGTCTAGGGTTTTATCCAACCCATACTTCTCGTCTAAGGCAACGCTATAATCGCATACCCTTTCTACTCCGTCGTTAAAGTTCGTCCAATAGATGAAGCCGATATAATCCCAATTCCATATTTCTATTCTCGCCTCATCAACTGCGTTGACTCCTACATACTCGTCGCCTTCCTTTTGATTGCAAGCAAGAGAAGTATCTCTGGTTTGACCAACCAGCTGTTCTTCTTCGCAATCAATAGTGAAGGTAATCCCTCCGTCAGTCCTTAGAATGGACTCTAAGATTTCTACTAATAAAGGTTTCATTAAGCCACCTCCGATTCTTCAGCGAGTTGTTTGAACTCGTCTGCCCATTCGGGGTAGTTGTAAGACAAGACCTCTGCCACTTCACTATCGTTGAATCTAAATTTATCAGAACCCCAAGTAGCATCCCTAGCTGAAGTCATTATTTCAAATAACCTTTCAGCAGATATGTCCTCTATATCTTCATTCATATATCTAACGATCTCGGCTGATTCTTTCAAATCAGAACTAGCAGTCTTGGGTAAGTAGCAATAATCAAAAGTAGATAATCCGTTACTGAATCCTCTACCTTGAAAAGCAGTACAGTAAACGTATTCTCCGTTATAGGTATGGTTCTCCATAATAAAGTAAATGATATTGCTCATTTGCTCACCTCCTCTTTTTTTAGATTTTTTAATATTTGTTCTGCCTGTTTATTTGTTTCCTCAGAACCGCCACCTAAGAAATAACCCAAGAGGGGATTTTTTTTGTTTTGTTTTCTAATTTTGTTGAAATGTTTTTTTGATATTTCACTCATTTGCTCACCTCCGTTTCTGATCTGAGAGAACCACATCTACATTCATCTTCCCATTCAGGGTTATAAGGATATTTGCAGTAGCCACACTCCCACTTCTCATTTTCAACTCTTGGGTATCTATCCCAAGAATCTCCGTCAGCTTCGGCACCTCCGCCTAGTATTGGACTTTCATATTTAATCATTTGTAGTCCCTCCCGTTTTCATCAGTAAAGTCAGTTCGCATATCTTCTTGCTGTCCGTAACGTCTGCAAGCAGATATTAATCCTTTGAACTCACTTTCAATTACTGAAAGACTTGGCGTTCCACACTCGCTGATTGCCGAGTGTAATTTAGCCATCGCCTCTGCTAGATCGCCGCACCTAGTATCAGCAACCCCAAGATTGCAAAGGTAGGCTCTAAAGAAGGGATACATCTGTTGATCGTCTACGATCAATTTACCGTTGTAAACTTCTAAGTTTTTTCCGTAATATTTATTCATTTTTTTCTCCGTAATTATAGGGTCGCACCTCGCTCCCCCTTGATACGTATTATACACGCATCTTTCTACAATTTGTAAAAAGAATTGAAATTAAATAAGGCCTCGTAGATCGGCCAGATAGAGGTCTGATCTTGGTCTGACTGTCTATTGTCTATAGGTCTATAACTACAACCTACAATCTAGCGTCTAAGGTCTAAGGTCTAACCCGACAACCCGACGCCCGACGTCATTAGTCTATAGTCTAGCCCGACACCCGACACCCGACCAACTCCAGGCGCAAAACGACACCCGACACCCGACACCCGCCCCGCCTGGCTCTGTCGGTTTCTATTTGCTAGAGATAGGAAAAGAAAAGAGACAAAGAAAATGCTATTTCTACCCGTACAAATCCCTATTAAAAGAATATCTATTAAATTATTAGTTACATATTCGCATCTATAAAAGTATACAGATAGTAGAAAATAATATAGAATAAGCCTATTGTTTAACTAATACGGAGAATAAAACAATGGGTATAAAAGCCAAAATTGATAAACTGGATTTAATCGCCAGTATTTTTGAGGGTGAAACTTTCGCCTCTTTTGATGTATGTTGCGAAGATGAATCTTTCAGAGATTTAGTTATCAAAAACGCAATGAAACCAACAAGCGAAGTAGTTAGTATTCTGACTAATTACGCGAATGAAAATCTTATATAGGGGGCAAGTAATGAGCGAAACTAAAAAAGCAATATATGAAATGCTGACTGAATCAACAGGGGAGCATTTCCTAGATAGTGGCGGCGACAATGGTCGCCACTGGCAACAGAACCAAAAAAAGACACTTTCCGATTTTGAATCTGAGCCATATGAAATTATAGAAGATGAAGATACAGATTATCCTTTTAGAGAATTATCTGTATTTCACCATTTAACTAGAACCTTAGAATATCAAGAAACTAGAACCGAAGATTTCAATAGGTGGATAGCTGAAGAGGAAAGAGAAAATAACCTTTGCGACGCTGAAGATTATTTATCTGAATTCTACGATTACAGTACAACTATTGTAAATTCTTACAATGAAGATTGCGACCTCTCGCAAGTTATCCAATTTGTCGCGGGTAGAATATTTGAAGATGATCTGATTCTCTTATCTATTCATAATGGGGCAGATGTTCGCGGCGGTTATACAGATTACCGAGTATTTAAAGTAATAGATGAATCTTTCTATTTTTGGTATGAAGATAGAGACTCAATAAAAGAAAGGTTAGCGGGGTAGCCAATGATACAAGCCAAAATTATTAAAGGCGATAGATTGATTTTCCAGTCTGTCGCCAACACCAAACAAGAAGCAGAATTAGATCTACTGTATCAAATGATGCAGTACTTTGATTTTTCTATACATATTAACCCCGACTATAACCCGACTGTCAAAGAACGATTCAGTAAGCCTATAGAGGATAAACCAAAACCCGACCCTAAAGCAGTACCGAAAGGTACTAAGTTAGAAGATTTATTTTAAGGAGCAAGACTAATGGCTGAGAAAATAACGATACCCTCTGAAACTTGGGTAGAACTATATGCGACTCTTTCACATTATGTTTTGCAGTATTCATCTTTAGACCCTCTAACAGAAACAGACGAGAACGGAGACGAAAGATATACCGAAGAAAAACAAGATGAATTTTGCGATATCGTAAGTGAAGTTGAAGACATACTAAGCGGATTTTTTATTAAGGAGCAAAACTAATGAAAACATTTGAATGTATTATTGAACTTGGAACAGTTAATCCAGTCCGACAAGCCAATAACAAAGAAGAATTTGTTAGAGAGATTGTCAAAGAATACAACGCTACTTGTGGAGATTTATTTCATATAGATCAAACGCATATTAAAGATATTACGGAGTACGACAATGCTAACTAAAAAAGAACTAAGAGAACGTATAGAAGAACGATCTAAGGCTATATATGAAATGCTCTTTATTGATTCTATGAACGAATGTATTGAAGATATGAGACTTGATCTTAAATGTATGTCTAAAGCCAAAACTTTCAAACAAATCTGTGAACTTCAAGATAGAGATTACAGAGAAGAAATACGTATGTTAAAGGAGTCCGACAATGAATAAAGAAGAAATGATTAATGAGATTTTATTTTTGATAGAAGTTAATAAAGAAAAAGATGTATCTGTATTCTTTTTAGCAGACGAAATAAAAGAAATAGTAACTAATCCCGATTTAAAGGAGTCCGACAATGAGCGATAATATAAACCCGACCTATTACCGCAAAGGAATAGAAACGACTGATTATATTGTTTCTCATTCTATGAACTACCTAGAGGGCAATATCATCAAGTACGTTACCCGATATAAGGATAAAGGCGGTATTGAAGATCTAAAGAAAGCTGAATGGTATCTTACCCGACTAATCAAAGTACAAGAATCAAACGAACTCAAACTATCTACTCTTGAGGAAGTAATAGCCGAAGAGGAGATATCCGAACAAATCAAAAATAGATTAGGAGATAACTAT